GACTAACAATTGCGTTTGGTCAGATATTTAACGATATCATTGTACAGACTAAAGACGCAAATGATAGTGTTGTTAAAAGATTTAAAGTGCCTCTAGCATATGCACCTAAAGAAAAGTTTATTGTAAGACTAACACAACAACCTGATTTACAAGACCAACAATTTTCTACTATATTACCTCGTATGGGTTTTCAGATTACGAATTTAGAATATGACGCAAGTAGGAAATTAAATAAGATAGAAAGAATTAGAACACAAAAGACAGATGGTTCTTCTAGTGACCAGACTAATAAGATGGTCTTTAGTTATAATCCTGTGCCTTATAATATCACATATCAACTTTATATATTTACAGCAACTGCTGAAAATGGTTTACAAATAGTTGAACAGATTGTTCCGTTCTTTCAACCTGATTATACGGTTACAATTAATATGATACCTAAAATGAATATCAAGCGTGATGTACCTATTGTATTAGGTGATATAAATTACGAAGATAATTATGATGGTGATTTTAACACACGAAGAGCAGTTATATATACTATGTCATTTACAGCAAAGACTTATCTATATGGTCCACAAACAAGTCAAGGTGTTGTAAGAAAAGTACAAACAGATTTAGGTTCTAGTACAGATGAACCTTTAGCAAGAAATGAAAGAATAGTAATCACACCTAATCCTGCAAGTGCAAAACCTGGTGATGATTTTGGTTTCACAACTTCTATTGATTTCTTTACTGATATAAAGAGATATAATCCTTCAACAGGAAGCGATGAATAATTATGAGAGGAAAAGATGAACGATATAATAAAGATAGACAATGCTTTACCAGATGATTTAGATATAGAGTATAAACAAAATATATTTAATTGTGGTTGGTTTATTGCGAAGGACATTTATGATGAGCAGTTTAGAGACAACCCTGGCGTAGTTGACGATAAGAATAGTTTTAGAACTATGCAATTCACACATTTAATTTTAAATAAAACAATTCAACAAACACCTATGTCTCCTGCATATGATAGTGTATATAGGTCTCTAAAAGTTATGGTTCAAAAATGTGGTTACGAAGTTGATGATGTATTAAGATTAAAATTTAATTTACTAATGCCACATCCTAGATTTAGAGAAGGTCAATATAATGTACCTCATATTGATGATACTAAATGGGGATTAGAAGATAATCAATGGAATTTAATTTACTATCCTGAAGATAGCGATGGTGATACGGTATTTTTTAATGAGAAGTTTGATGGTAAGTTTGTAAAAGATAGACAACTTACAATAAGAGAAAAAGTGGCACCTAAAAACAATACTGCTGTTATGTTTAAAGGTAATATATTTCACACTTCATCATTACCAATTCACTCAAACTGGAGAATAGTATTAAACGCAAACTTTACGGTAAGATAAAATGGGCAAACTAGAAGATAGAGTAAACGAAATATTAGGTGTAGAAAGTAAACCTAACGCTGAACTTATGCAACAAAAAGAATTTAAACCACCTGTTGCTAGAGAAGAAGATAAAGAAAAGCAAGATGTGGATAATGACCATAAGAATAGTAGAGAATACTATTATAATCTAATTGAAAAAGGACAAGAGGCGATACAAGGTATACTTGATGTTGCAAAAGAAGGTCAACACCCTAGAGCATATGAAGTTGCATTAGCAGGTATCAAAAATGTAGCAGACACCGTTGACAAACTACAAGATTTAAATAAGAAATTAAAAGACTTGAAAGAACTACCTAAAAGTGCAAGTCCTCAAATTAAGAACGCATTATTTGTAGGTAGTACGACTGAATTACAAAAGATGATAAAAGATAAAGATATAAAAGATATTACACCAGAGAAGAAAAAAGATGAATAATTTTTCAGACGCATATCTAGGTAATCCTAATTTAAAGAAAGTCAATACACCTATTGAATTTACAGAAGAGCAGATTGTAGAATTTAAAAGGTGTGAAGAAGACCCTTTATATTTTATTAAGAACTATGTACAGATAGTTTCACTTGACGAAGGACTTATACCATTTAAGACATATAAGTTTCAGGACAAGATGATTACTAATATGCACAAAAATAGATTTACTATTTACAAGTTGCCTAGACAAAGTGGTAAGTCTACAACTATCATATCTTACTTATTACATTATGCAATATTTAATCCTAACTCTAACATAGCGATACTTGCCAACAAGTCTTCAACTGCTAGAGATATACTAGGTAGACTACAACTTGCATATGAGAACTTACCTAAATGGTTACAACAAGGTGTAATCAACTGGAACAAAGGTAATATAGAATTAGAAAACAAATCTAAAATTGTTGCAGCCGCAACTTCTTCAAGTGCGATACGAGGAGGTTCATACAACATAATATTTTTAGATGAGTTTGCTTTCGTACCTACTACAATCGCTGAGCAGTTTTTCTCGTCTGTTTATCCTACGATTACTTCAGGTCAGAAAACAAAAGTTATTATCGTTTCTACTCCTTATGGTATGAACCAGTTTTACAAACTATGGGTAGACGCTGAAAATAAAAACAATGACTATGTACCTATGGAAGTACATTGGTCAGAAGTACCAGGTAGAGACGAAAAGTGGAAAGAAGAAACAATAAGAAATACAAGTGCTACTCAATTCGCAAGTGAATTTGAGTGTGAGTTTTTAGGTTCAGTAGATACATTAATCAGTCCTGCGAAGATTAAAGCGACACCGTATATAACACCATTACAAACAAATGGACGATTAAGTATCTTTGAGAAACCAATAAAAGGTAACACTTATGTTGCTTGTGTTGATGTTGCTCGTGGTACATTAAAAGATTATTCAGCGTTTATAATCTATGATGTAACCCAACTACCTTATAGAGTAGTTGCAACATTTAGAGATAATGAATTAAAACCAATATTGTTTCCTGAAATGATTGCGAAAGTATGTAGTCAATATAACAAGGCACATATACTTGTTGAAGTAAATGATATTGGCGCTCAGATATCTGATGGTCTACACTTTGAGATAGAGTATGATAATATATTAATGACTACTCAAAAAGGTAGAGCAGGTCAGATACTAGGTGCAATGTTTAGTCAAAGAGGTTCACAACTAGGTGTTCGTATGACTAAACAGATTAAGAAAATGGGAACTGCAAATATCAAAGCAATCATTGAAGCAGATAAACTTGTTATCAATGATTTTAAAATTATAGAAGAAATGTCAACCTTTGTCAGAAAAAATCAATCTTGGCAAGCAGAAGAAGGTTGTAATGATGACCTTATGACCTGTCTCGTAATATTCGGTTGGTTAGTCAATCAAAGATACTTTAAAGAAATGACCGATAGAAATATACGAGCAGAAATGTATAGAGAACAGGAAAAACTCATAGAGCAGGATATGGCACCTTTTGGATTCGTAGATGATGGCACTCCTGAAGAGGAAAAACCCACCGTTGATGAGTATGGAACGGTCTGGCATCCTGTTGTACGCAAAGGTAACTAGTGTAGGAATGGCATATAATAAATAGTATTGATTGAGAAAATTTGCAATGGGCGTATGAATAATACGAATTTTGAACTAAAAGGAAACATTATGTATTTAAATTTAAATACAAATAACAAATAGAGGAGAAACCTAATGGCATTTCAAGTATCACCTGGGGTTCTCGTACAAGAAAAGGACCTTACTAACATAGTTCCTGCTGTTTCTACTAGCATTGGCGCATACGCTTTTAGTGCTAAAAGAGGACCAGTTGGAGAGATTACATTAATCTCTAATGAACAAGACCTAGTAAGTTTGTTTGGTAAACCGACAACAGATAATTTTGAAGAGTATTTTACTGCTTCATCTTTTCTGCAATACTCAAACGCCTTAAAAGTTGTACGAACTGAAAATACAGGTATTAAGAACGCTGTTACCAACTCTGGTACAGCTTTATTGGTGAGAAATACAAATGATTATAACACTAGTTATTTAGCTAGTGGTGCGTATACTGGTATCTCTGGCGTAGAATTTGTAGCAAGATTTGCTGGTGCATACGGAAATAGTTTAGAAGTTTCTGTTTGTCCTTCAGCTACAGCATATGAAGCCGTTGCGGTAACAACCGTTAACGATAGTGCTGTTTCTGTGGGTGACACTACAATTACGGTTACAAGTGGAACTAATATAGGTGTAGGCGATATTATCGCTTTTTCAACTTCTGCAGGAACTAACGACTATGATGATGGTGTTGAGTACGAGGTAACGCAAGTTTCTTCTAACGATATCACATTAAAGAAAAGTGTTGGTACTGGCGGATTAAGTAGAGTTATCACAAACGGTGCAAATGTAAGAAGAAGATGGAAGTACTATGACCAAGTGTCTGGTGCTCCAGGAACTTCTCCAGATGTATCTGCTGCTGGTGGTTCTAATGACGAAATGCACATTATCGTAGTAGACGCCGATGGTACTATAAACGGAACAAAAGGCGAAGTGTTAGAAGTTTTTGAAGGTGTTTCAAAAGCTAAAGACGCTAAAGACGCAAGTGGAAATAACAACTTCTATCCAGAAGTCATATACAGAAAATCTGGTATGATTTATTGGGGAGACCACAACTCTAACGGAACAAATTGGGGAGACGCAAAAGCAGGTAAAACATTTACAGATGTTACCGCTCCTATCGCATTATCTTTCGCAGGTGGTGATGATGGTACGGCAACTGACGGTGTTAGAAAGTCTGCGTTTGAATTATTCCAAGATAGTGAATCCGTAGATGTTAGTTTGATAATGGCTGGTAACGCTTCAGCAACTTTAATCGGTGATTTAATTACAATCGCTGAAACAAGAAAAGACGCTGTTGTATTTGCAAGTCCACAAAGAAGCGATGTAGTAGGTATTACATCAGCTATCAATCAAACAAACAATGTACTTGCTTTCTTCAATGCAATACAATCATCTTCATATGTAATATTTGATAGTGGTTACAAATATATGTACGACAGATACAATGATGTATTCAGATATGTTCCGCTAAACGGAGATATGGCTGGCTTGGCTGCTAGAACTGATTTAACTAATGACGCTTGGTTTAGTCCTGCAGGATTAAACAGAGGTATTATTAGAGGTGCTAGTAAACTTGCTTACAATCCAAATAAAACTCAAAGAGACGAACTATACAGAGCGAGAATAAACCCAGTTGTTTCATTCCCAGGTCAAGGTATTGTTCTTTTCGGAGACAAAACTGGATTGGCAAAACCTTCTGCGTTTGATAGAATAAATGTAAGAAGATTGTTTATCGTTTTAGAAAAGGCGATTGCGACAGCTTCTAAATTCCAACTCTTTGAATTTAATGACGAGTTTACAAGAGCGAACTTTAGAAACCTAGTAGAACCTTTCCTAAGAGAAGTACAAGGTAGACGAGGTATCACAGACTTTTTAGTAGTGTGTGATGAAACAAACAACACAGGCGAAGTAATTGATAGAAACGAATTTATTGCTGAGATTTTTGTAAAACCAGCAAGAAGTATCAACTTTATCACTTTATCTTTCGTTGCAACCAGAACTGGTGTCTCTTTTGAAGAGATAGCAGGTTAATAGTAGAGAGGAAAATAAACAATGGCAAACATTAATGACTTCAAAACTAAACTTACTGGCGGCGGCGCAAGAGCCAATCAGTTTAAGGTTACAATGCCTTTTCCTGGTTACGCCCAAGTTGGTGGAGAAACAGAAGAGTTAGCGTTCTTATGTAATGCAACTTCTATTCCTGCTATGAGTATCGGTACAACAACGGTTAACTTCCGTGGTAGACCAATATATCTTGCAGCTGATAGAACTTTTGAACCTTGGAACATAACGGTACTTAACGATACAAACTTTAAATTAAGAGACGCTTTTGAAAGATGGCAAAATGGTATCAACAATATGTCTGATAACGAAGGATTAGTAAATCCAGCAGACTATCAAGTTGACGCTTTTATTGACCACCTTGACAGAAATGGTGGCACGATTAAGTCTTACACATTAAGAGGATGCTTTCCAGTATCTATTGGTGCGATAGACTTGTCTATGGAACCGACAGAAGCAGTTGAAACTTTTGAAGTATCGTTTAGATACTTGTTCTTTGAAGCAAGAACAACTACTTAATAGTAGACTAAATATATAATAAAACTTTGAGGATATAAAATGGCAGAGCTTTTCGGTTTTCAGATAACTAGAACTAAACCTAAAGTAGACCCTAAACAAAGTTTTACTCAACCTAAAGCGGATGACGGTACACAAACCGTCGCCGCTGGAGGTTATTTTGGTCAGTACCTTGATATGGAAGGTACGGCGAAAACTGAGCAAGACTTAATTAGGAGATATAGAGAGGTATCAATTCATCCAGAGTGCGATATGGCCATAGAGGATATCGTAAACGAAGCCATAGTGGCAAATGAAATTGATAAGGATCCAGTTAGAGTTGACTTATCTGATACAACACTTTCAAGTGCAATTAAACGAAAAATTGAAGATGAATTTAAAGAAATATTAAGACTACTTAATTTTTCTACAAGAGGACACGATATCTTTCGTAGATGGTATGTAGACGGAAGAATATACTATCATAAGATTATTGATAGAGAAAGTCCAGTTAAGGGTATTACTGAATTACGATACATAGACCCTAGAAAGATTAAGAAGTTAAGAGAAATTAAAAAAGGTCGTCCAGTTGCTATGGCAAACATACAAGTGGTACACGACTATAACGAATACTTTTTATACAATGAAAAAGGTGTTGCAGGACCTGGTATGGCAAGTGGTGGTATTAAGATTGCACCAGACGCTATATCTTTTTGTCCAAGTGGTTTAGTAGACTTGAACAAAAATATGGTTATGTCTTATTTACATAAGGCAATCAAACCTGTAAATCAATTGCGTATGATTGAAGACGCTGTTGTTATTTACAGAATTGCAAGAGCACCTGAAAGAAGAATATTTAAGATTGATGTAGGTAACTTACCTAAAGTAAAAGCAGAGCAATATCTCCGTGATGTTATGGCAAGATACAGAAACAAACTTGTCTATGACGCAAGTACAGGAGAGATTAGAGACGATAGAAACTATATGTCTATGCTTGAAGACTTTTGGTTACCTAGTAGAGAAGGTGGTAGAGGAACTGATATATCTACATTACCTGGTGGTCAAAACCTAGGTGAAGTTGCAGATATAGAATACTTCCAAAGAAAACTATATCGTTCTCTAAATGTACCTATTAGTAGATTAGAAAGTAGTCAAGGTTTCAATCTAGGTAGAAGTACCGAGATAACTAGAGACGAACTTAAATTTACAAAGTTTGTACAAAGATTAAGAAAGAAATTTACAGAATTGTTTAATGATTTATTAAGAACTCAATTGGTTCTTAAATCAATAATCAATGATGACGATTGGATAGATATGAAAGAGAAAATCAAATATGATTTTCTTGCCGATGGTCATTTCAGCGAACTTAAAAACGCTGAGTTATTAAGAGAAAGAATTGCTCTTGCTAATGATGTAAGAGACTATGTTGGTAAATATTTTTCAGTCAACTATGTTAGAAAAAACATATTGAAACAATCTGAAAGAGAAATATCTGACATTGATAACGAAATCAAAAAAGAAATTGATGATGGTATTATTGCAAGTCCACAAACTAGTGTGTCAGGCAATGAACCAGACGAAATAATATAGGAGAAATAATATGGCTGATAATGAAAAACAACCAAGTAATGTAGAAACATTTGTTGATAAACTTGCAAGTGGAGATAATACAGGTGCTGGTGAAGCATTTAAAGACGCAATGAGAGACAAAGTTGGTGACGCTTTAGATACAGGTAGAAAAGAATATGCAAGTAATCTTTTCAATGCCGCTAGAGATGTTATGACTGGAACTCCGTCTGATGGTGCAACTGAAGTAGCAGTAGATACAGCACAACCTCACTCGGATCCAAAACCAGAAGTTGCGGAACCGTTTACGGCACAAGCTACACAGGACGAAGTGCAAGCTGCACATAATCCTGAAACAAGTACAGAAACAGAAGTTAAAACAGGAGAATAAAAATGGCATTAACGGTATCAAGTATAGTTGGTAATGTATCAGGATTTCTAGGAAACGACAGATACAATGCTTTGGCGCCTGCAACAAAAGACGCTATCAAAGGATTGATTGAAGGACTAGATGGTATTGATTGGTCAGAACCACAAGATTTAGTAAGCATAATTGAAACTAAAGTTGATGAAGTTGCAGCTGCAAGTGGTATATCTGCTGACGACATTAAAGCATACTTTGAGGAATAAAAATGACTTTAAGTGTTGTCTCTAAAACAGATGACGCTACTAAAGCAATTGTTAATGCTAGTGGCGCTGATAACGAAAGTGGAACTTTGTATAGTTCCGATAAAAGCGTTTCACTAGCTAATGTATATTATGAGATTAGAGGAACAGGAACTGCTACTCTAACAATAGGAAGTGATACATTAGAACTTACAGGTTTTGGTAATTGGGGTTTAAAAAATGGCGAGGCCAGATTAGTACCTCAACAAGAACTTAATACAGCAACCGAGTTAAAAATTACTACGGATGCTAATGTAAGTAAATTTAATATGGCAGTAGAACTGCATAAAGAAACGGAGAGGTATCCAGGATAATGGCAGACGCAATTACAACGCAGGTAGTAGCCGATACAGCAGGTGTTAAATTTGTTGTAAAGAGAACAAACCATAGTGATGGTACAGGCGAAACTGATAGTGTATTAGTAGACCCAGCGACTTCAAATTTTATGACCGCTGATGGTACTAAAGCAATATCAAAAGTCTGGTACTCTATAAATGTTGCAAACTCAAAATCAGCAGTTGAGTTAGCCTGGGGAGGTGCAACGGAGAACACTACTACACTTTTATTAAGTGGTAACGGATACCTAGATTTTAGAACTGCTGGTAACGATATTCCTAATAATGCAACAACACCTAACGGAAAAGTACATCTATCAACTAAAAACTTTGCGTTAGGCGATAACTATACTTTAGTTGTTGAATTTAGATAAAAAATATTATAAATATTAGGAAAGAGAGGGATAATTCATATGAAACTAATTACTGAACAAGTTGAAAATGTTGAGTACATATGCGAAGATGTAGGCGGAAAAAAGAATTACAAAATCCGTGGTGTCTTCTTACAATCAGAAATCAAAAATAGAAATGGACGAGTTTATCCTAAAGAAACTCTAGCAAAAGAAGTTAGTAGATATAATAGAGAATTTGTCAACCAAAAAAGAGCGTTCGGCGAGTTAGGACATCCTGACGGACCTACGGTAAACCTTGAGCGTGTATCTCATATGATAACAGATATACACGAAGATGGAAACAATTTTATTGGTGAGGCGAAGATAATGGACACTCCATACGGTAAGATAGTAAAAAATCTTATAGATGAGGGCGCTAAATTAGGCGTATCAAGTCGTGGTATGGGTTCATTAGAAAGAGGTAGAGGTGGTCAAGCAGTAGTCGGAAAAGACTTCTATTTGGCAACAGCTGCTGATATAGTTGCAGACCCAAGCGCTCCAGACGCTTTCGTAGAAGGTATTATGGAGAATAAAGAGTGGGTTTGGGACAATGGCGTTATAAAAGAAAGAGAGATTGAAGAGTATAAAGAGTATATAGCACAAGCAAAACGACTGAAAATTGCAGAAGCTAAGGCAAATGTATTCAAAGATTTCTTAAAAAAACTATAATTTGCGTACAAAAGAACGCAATTTTATAAATATATTATAACGAAAAAAATAATTATTTTTTTAAATTAAGGAGAACTTCAAATGGCCGAGACAGAAACTAATAAAGTTGTTGAAGCGACAGCTCCAGACGCTCCTAAAAAGAACGCTGTAGCTGCTGAAACTTCGCCGTTAAAAAATGACGCCGAAGATTTAGGTGCTGCTGTTGTTAAACCAACAGATAGTAATCCTGACGCAACGAAAAAAGTTAAGCCAGTTTCAGGTGACGCACAACAAAAAAATCAAGGTGCGGCTGACCCAATGCCTTCTGTAAAGAAGGAAGAAGCTGACGAAGCTGAAGGCGAGAAGATATCCGAAGGAGAAATGCCAGACGGTCTGAAAAAATACTTGGACAAAAAGAAAGAAAAATCCGAAACTTCTGATAAAGAAAAAGAAATGAAGAAGGAAGAAGGATATATGAAAGCTTCTAAAGATAAAGAGAAGATGATGAAGTCCGAGAAAAGTGAAGACGACCAGAAAGCAAAAGATGTTGATGTAAAGGAACACATTGACGCTTTAACCTCTGGAGAGTCCGACTTGTCTGAAGAGTTTAAACAAAAAGCTGCTACGATTTTTGAAGCTGCGATTACTTCTAAAGTAAAAGAAATTGCAGAAGAAATGGAAGCAGATTACAATAAGAAATTTGACGAAGAAGTATCTAAAGCAAAAACAGACCTTGTTGAGAAGGTAGACGCATATATGAACTATGTTGTCAACGAGTGGATGAAAGAAAACGAACTTGCTATTGAAAGAGGTATCAAGGGAGAGATTGCTGAGGACTTTATCAATGGTCTGAAAAAACTTTTTGAAGACCACTATATTGATGTTCCTGATGAAAAATATGATGTGTTAGAAGACCAAGCTTCAAAGATTGAAGAGTTAGAGAAGAAACTTAACGAACAGATTGCAAACAATGTTGAAATGAACAAAGAAAATTCTTCTTTGAAAAGAACTGACATTATTGCAGAAGTTGCTTCTGACTTAGCAGACACTTCAAAAGAGAAGTTTGCTAAATTAACAGAAGAAGTTGAGTATTCTAACGCTGATGACTTTAAGAAGAAATGTGAGACTATTAAGGAATCATATTTCGGAAACAAAAAAGAAGCTAATTCTGACAGCGAAGTAGATAATGCGGTAGCGGATAATTCCAATGTAGTAAATACAGAAGATTTGTCTAATGCAATGGCTGCTTATACTACCGCTATTAGTAAAACTAAAGACATTAAGTTGTCGTAATTAATAGGAGAGAGGAAAAAGATATGTACTTATCTGAAACTTACCAAAAAAAATGGCAGCCAGTATTAGACCATCCTGACCTTCCAAAGGTTACGGATAGCTATAAACGAGCTGTAACCAGCGTTATCTTGGAAAACCAAGAAAGAGCGCTGAAAGAGGATGCTGCTTTCTTATCGGAAGCTGCTCCAACTAACGCTACAGGTTCTAACATTGCTAACTGGGATCCAATCCTAATTAGTCTTGTAAGAAGAGCAATGCCAAACCTTATCGCATACGATATCGCTGGCGTTCAACCTATGAGCGGACCGACTGGACTTATATTTGCAATGAGAAGCAGATATAAAACTCAAGGCGGAACTGAAGCGCTATTTGATGAAGCAGAAAGTAAATTTTCTGGAAACGCTGCTAACGCAAACATTCCTGGATCTGCTGGAACTTCAACAAATTCGCCTGCACAAAACAACCCATCTGTACTTAACGATTCCCCAGCTGGTACTTATACTACTGGAACTGGAATGGCAACAGCTTCTGCTGAAGCCCTAGGGGACTCTTCTGGTAACGCATTTGCTGAAATGGCTTTCTCAATTGAGAAATCAACGGTAACTGCTAAGTCAAGAGCTCTTAAAGCTGAGTACACAATGGAATTAGCACAAGACCTTAAAGCAATTCACGGCTTAGACGCTGAAACTGAACTTGCTAATATTCTTTCTGCTGAAATCCTTGCTGAAATCAATAGAGAAGTCGTAAGAACAATCTATATCAATTCAGAAAAAGGTGCTCAAACTGATACAACTAACGCAGGAATCTTTGATTTAGATACTGATTCCAACGGTAGATGGTCTGTTGAAAGATTTAAAGGTTTAATGTTCCAATTAGAAAGAGACGCTAATGTAATCGCACAAAGAACAAGAAGAGGAAAAGGAAATATCCTTATCTGTTCTTCTGATGTTGCTAGTGCATTACAAATGGCTGGTATACTTGATTACACACCTGCGTTAAACAACAACCTAAATGTTGATGACACAGGAAACACATTTGCTGGTGTATTAAACGGCAGATTTAAAGTATACATTGACCCATATTCAGCAAACGCTGCTACAAAACAATTCTATGTAGTAGGTTATAAAGGAACTTCTCCTTATGACGCTGGTATGTTCTACTGCCCTTATGTACCATTACAAATGGTTAGAGCAGTTGGTCAGGACACTTTCCAACCGAAAATCGGATTTAAGACAAGATACGGCTTACAAGCAAACCCATTTGCTGAAGCTAGTGCTTCGTCTGACGCTGTTATTGACGGTTCTGGTGCTGCTAACTCAAACAGATATTACAGAAAAGTACAAGTAGTTAACTTGGCGTAATATCAGTTTATACTGAAAACGAAAAAAGGCGACTTTCGGGTCGCCTTTTTTTTGGCCTTCCCATAAATATACCTATGACATATGTTGTTAATGAGAAATGTATACAATGTAAACTGATGGATTGCGTTGATGTTTGTCCTGTAGATTGTTTCTACGAAGGACCTAATATGTTAGTTATAAATCCAGACGAGTGTATTGATTGTGGCGTATGTCAACCCGAGTGTCCGATAGACGCAATCGTTCCTGAAAACGAAGCAAGTGGTCTTATGAAAAAAGTAAATGATGAATACTCTAGGATATGGCCTAACATTACAGAAAATAAAGAAAGTCCTTTTGGTGATAAACTAAAAGACGAACCTAACAAATACGAAAAATATTTTAAGAAGTAAATTAGAATATTCAGATTTTCTTATATGTGTCAAAAGCTTGACAAATAAAACCACTTATGTTATAAATAATATTAATAAGATAAACGAGTTATCTTTGCAATTAATGTCTGAAAGGACAGGAGGCATTATGTTAAAGTTATTAACTAATGTCCGTTATTTCATTGCACCAGTATTAATAATCACAACAGCAATATCAATATTGTATGGCGGTCTATTTGCGTGGACTGGCGTTGCGTTATTAGGTGTTGGAATAATACTAGATACATTAATCACAAAGCAGACGAAAGGTGCCGTTGATGAAAACGGAGAAACACTAGGTATTGCTTGGTTGCAAAACACGGTTATGTATCTTATGTTACCTGTGTTTATATTTCTACAATGTGCTGTCGCATACAAAATTTTTAGCGGTATCACAGGACTAGAACTTGTAGGCACTACCTTATCAGCTGGTATCTTTTTAGGTATCGGTATCATCTACGGACACGAACTATCGCATACAAAAGGTTTTGCTTTTGTTATTAGTAGATGGATGATGGCGTTAAGTGGGTCAGCACATTTCTGTTATGCTCATTGTTATAATCATCATTTAGAACTTGCGACAGAAGACGACCCAGCGACTGCTCCTCGTGGTCGTACAATCTATGGACATTATCTACTTTCATATCTTGGTCAATCAAAGTTTCTTTTTGAAATGGAGAAAGCAAGATTACAAAGACTAGATAAATCTTTTATCAGTTTTGATAACAGATGGATTAGAGGTTATCTAATGTCCGTACCTACCGTAGCACTTTTCTTTATGGCAGGTGGTTGGGTAGGTATTACTTGTCTCGCTGTAATGTGGGTAATTTCAAACTTTGAATTAGAAGCTTTGAACTATCTGGAACATTATGGTTTGATAAGAGTAAAATCTCAACCTATTGATTACAGACACAATTGGGACAATTCAACATTGTTTACTTCTTGGTTCTTTATTGAAATCGGAAGACAAGCAGACCACCACGATAGAGGGGAAACTCACTTCTGGGAACTTGATGATGTTGGCGCTCCTAATACAGGTGTTGGATATTTCACTCTATTTACAATTGCATTAATACCACCATTGTTTAGAAAGTTTATGAAGAAACATTTAGACAAATGGGATAGAGAATATGCAAGTAAAGAAGAACAAGAAATCGCAAAACAACTAGTCTAATATCGGTCCCCTAGTTTTTACTAGGGGATTATTAGGTCGTATAAATAGTAGTATGACAACTACAAACGCTATAAGTAGACAACCTACTCAACAAGACTATGCTAGTCCTAGTCAATTTAAATTCAGTATTGCAAAACTACCTAAAGTGGAGTTTTTCTGTACAGAAGTTAATATACCTGGTATCAATCTAGGTAACGCTACACAACTAACTACATTAAGAGATATACCTCTACCTGGCACTAAACTAGAGTTTGGTGATTTAAACTTAACATTTTTAGTAGATGAAAAGTTTGAGAACTTTGAAGAGATATACACTTGGTTAAGAGGTCTAGGTTTTCCTGCTGACCATACTGAATATGCAAATTTAGTACAAGCAGGTAGAGATAGGTTTCCTGCCCAGGGGAAAGATAGATTAAATAGAAACGCAGGTAAAGAAGGTACTGCCGTAAGTCAAGGTTCAGTATTATCAGACGCTACACTATCAATACTATCAGCGAAAAACAATGTAATTAAAGAAGTAAGATTTACAGACATATTTCCTACAGGTTTATCTGGTGTAGGATTTTCAACACAAGCGACAGATGTACAATACTTAACTTCAACGGTTGCTTTCAAATATACACTATACGACTTTGCAGAACCAGGTAAGAAATCCACACTTACAAACACTTAAAAGCTTGACAAACGACTAGAAATAGTATACTATTATAAGGCTAACAAAGGTGAAAAAATAATATGACACTTGAAGAATTACAAGATATCGTTGAGAAAAAATTAAAGATTAATGATACGGAGTTGGATTTAGAAGCTCTTAAAACACCACAATTACATAATGAATTTTTGAAACATTACAATAAGTTTAAGTTAATGAGAACTAAAGCAAGCGCTGAACTTGCAACAATCAAATTACATAAATGGGAATATTATACAGGTAAAGCAGACCCTATGGTCTATCAACAAAAACCATTCAATCTTAAAATTCTAAAACAAGATGTAGACAAGTATATTGAAGCAGACGAAGATTATCAGAAGATAAAACAGAAAGTAGATTACTTGGAAACTATTGTTGACTTCCTAGATAGAACAATCAGACAAATACAAAATAGAGGTTTCTTAATAAAGGATGCGATTGAGTGGCGTAAGTTTACTAGCGGAGCGATTTAATGGCACACTACATAGGCGACAAGATATATTGGCGTAGAGATAACGCCTTTAATAAAGACTTCCTACAAAGAGTTGACGAGATAGCAAAACAGAAAAAAATCGTTGACTTAAAAATTCACGGCAAAGAAGGTATGAGTACGGTAAGAGATAGCAAAGGCTGTTTCATAAATGACAAGTATCTTATAGACAATATAACTCCTGCAATCAATCAAGCAAACGAGGAGTGTATGTGGCACTTTAAACTAAAGAAGTTTGAAGACTTCCAATATACAACTTACGGAGTAGGTCATCATTATGGTTGGCACCAAGATACACATACTCACGCTTATAGAGACTTAACGGTACGAAAGGTAAGTTTTACATTATGTTTAAATGATGAGTATACTGGTGGTGAGTTAGAGATATGTGTACCACACCCAGACCCGAAGAAGACAACATTTCATAAGTTTGATAAAATTACACCAGGAACAATTATTATATTCTATTCTGGTTTATGGCATAGAGTATTACCTGTAAAAACAGGTTTCAGAAAATCACTAGTAGGTTGGACATTAGGTACTAGGTTTCAATAAAATGGTAGAAAATCGTTATATTATAATTGAGAAGAAAGACGAGGTGTATCTAACGATAGACGCTGAGAGCGATATTCGTAGAGAGTTAAGTGAGTTTTTTACTTTTGAAGTACCTGGTTATAAGTTTATGCCACAATATAGAAATAGATATTGGGACGGCAAGATAAGATTATTTAAATATGCAAAAGGTGAGATATACTATGGTCTATTGCCATATGTAAAAAAGTTTTGTGAAGATAATAATATACAAGTAATCACAAAGATAAAAGAGAAGAATAAACCATTAGATAAGATAGAGTGTGCTAAATTTTGTAAGGCATTAAATATACCTTTACAGATTAGAGACTATCAATTCAATGCTTTCTATCACGCAATACAAGAGGATAGATGTTTACTACTATCGCCAACTGCTAGTGGTAAGTCATTGATTGCGTATCTAATATTAAGATTTCAACTATTACGATTGAAAGAAAAGAAAGCAAACAAAGTATTAATAATTGTACCTACGACTTCACTAGTAGAACAATTGTATAAAGATTTTAGAGATTATGGATATAATGTAAAACATATTCATAGAATATATCAAGGACACGAAAAAGAAACAACTAAAAGAGTTGTTATATCTACTTGGCAATCTGTATATAAACTACCTAAAAAGTGGTTTGCAGACTTCGGTGTTGTTATTGGTGACGAGGCACACTTATTTAAATCCCAGTCCCTAACAACTATAATGACAAAGATGACTAATTGTAAATACAGAATAGGTATGACAGGTACTTTAGATGGTTCTAAAACACATAAACTAGTATTAGAAGGATTGTTTGGTGCAGTAAATAAGGTTGCACAAACGACAGACTTGATAGAAAAGAAACAACTAGCGAAGTTTAAGATACATTGTTTGATATTGCAACACGGAAAGAATAGTAGAGACTTTTTAAGAGATAAGACATACCAAGAAGAAATGGACTTTTTGTGTGCTAGTAAAGCAAGAAACAATTACATAAAAAATCTATGTGTTGGTCTACAAGGTAATTCACTTTGTTTATTTCAATATGTAGAGAAACACGGAAAAGTATTAGAAGAACTTATAAGACAGAAGGATCCTGAAAGAAAAGTGTTCTTTGTATACGGAGGAGTTAATGCAGATGAAAGAGAAGAAATTAGAGCGATTACAGAAAAATCGGATAATGCGATTATTGTCGCAAGTTATGGTACATTTTCAACTGGTATCAATATACGAAACTTACATAATATTATTTTTTCTAGTCCTAGTAAGAGTAGGATAAGAAACTTGCAATCAATAGGAAGAGGTTTAAGACTAGGAGATAACAAGACAAATGCAACTTTATATGATATAGCCGATGATGTATCATATGGAGAAAAAGAAAATTATACTCTTCAGCACTTCCGAGAAAGAATAAATATTTACAATGAGGAAAGTTTTGATTATGAAATTCATAATGTAGAACTAAAGGAGTAATCTATGCCACAGAATCCAAACGAAATCAAACCAGACGGCACTACTAAAATCAAAATCATTAAGTTAATTAATGGTACAGATATTGTATGCGAGATTGCTCACGCTGAACAAAACAAACCTTTACTTACACTAGACAAACCATTAGAAGTAAAGTATGTACCTCAAATAACAAACATAGGTATCAAAGATTATATTGCTCTAGTTAAATGGGCAGGCTACACTAACGATAAATTGGTTACCATACCAAAAGATAAGATATTGACGATAACAAATGCAAGTAGTGAAATGATTAAAAGTTATAGAAGTGTTATCGTAGATTATAACAATTATGATAAACTCGTAAGACGAGAAGAAAATGAAAGAACTCGTAAGTTAATGGACCGAGAAGTTATGTCGCCGTCCGAACGAGAAGAGTTTGAGGAAATATTTGATGACTTTGACGACCTTAAAAAGAAAGATAAGACGATACATTAATAGTATCTCTTACTCTATATATTCTCTAGCAACCAGCGACACGCTGAATATAACACCAAAAAATCACCTTGTCAAGCACCTATCATATGGGACGGCAAAAATTGTTAGGTGCTTGACCTTAACAACAAAATATAGTATAGTGAGATAATTATGGCAAGAACACGAAGTACAACAAAAAAAGAACATTATGTTGATAACAAAGAGTTTCTAGCTGCTATGATTGAATACAAGGATAAGTGTAATAAGGCAAAGAAACGAGGAAGAAAGAACCCACCAGTAACCAATTATATTGGTGAGTGTTTTTTAAAAATCGCAAACCATTTGTCTTATAGACCTAACTTTATCAATTATACATTTAGAGACGATATGATATCAGATGGCATAGAGAACTGCTTACAATATCTGGATAATTTTAATCCTGCTAAAAGTAAGAATCCGTTTGCGTATTTTACGCAGATAATCTATTATGCTTTTGTGAGACGAATACAGAAAGAAAAGAAACAAACTACTATCAAACATAAGTTGATACAAGAAGCAAACTATGATGATATGACTTTACAACCAGGTGATGATAGAGAGTTTAAAAATCAATTTACAGAATTTCTACAAAAGAATTTACCAACAGAAGAGAAGACTAGCGAACCTATTAAGAAGACTACTAAAGGTGCAACAAAGAAAAGAGTTAGAAAGGCAAAGGCAAACCTTGAAGATTTTTTATGACAGCAAAAGAGAAACACAAAGACTTAAAGAAACTAGTACTAACTAAAGAAATGGAAAGAAAAACAGACCGAGGTTGGAAGTCTTGGTTTGATTTAAAGAATTTGAAGAAACTTAAATTACGAGCAAAGGACAAATTGAAGGCTACGAAGTGGCCTCCTGATGATGTATTATAATGAAGATAGCACTACTTAACGACACACATTTTGGTGCTCGTAATGATAGTCCTGCATTTATAAAGTATTTCAATCGTTTCTATGATGAGATATTTTTTCCTTATTTGCAAGAACATAACATTACGACACTTATTCATTTAGGCGATGTAGTTGATAGACGAAAGTTTATTAATTATAACACGGCACATAACTTTCAACATAAGTTTTGGAAGAGACTTTGGGATATGAAGATTGATACTCATATTATACTAGGTAACCACGATACCTATTATAAGAATACAAATGATATTAATGCTATGCAACAATTAATCACTTCCCACGATGGTGTTAACGAACCTTTTATCTATGAGAAACCGAAGACGGTTAACTTTGATGGTTTAGATATATTGTTCTTACCTTGGATTGCACCTGATATTGAAGAAGAAAGTATCTATGCAATAGACAACTCAACGGCTCAGATTGCAATGGGTCATTTAGAAGTCAAAGGTTTTGAAATGCACAAAGGCCATATAAACGAACACGGTTTAGAAATGGCACAATTCAATAGATTTGAAAAAGTATTATCAGGACACTTTCATAGAAAGTCAGATAACGGAACGATATATTATCTAGGTACTCAATACGAGATAACTTGGTCAGATTATAACTGCCCTAAAGGTTTTCATATATTTGATACACAAACTAGAGAACTAACTAGAGTGCCTAATCCTATCAATATATTTAAGAAGATATTTTACAATGATACAAAAGAGAATTACTTAACAAAAGATATATCTGAATATAAAGATTGTCATTTAAAAGTTATTGTAGAAGAGAAGACAGACACTAATATGTTTGGTGAATTTATTGATAGACTACACAACGAGATAGATACACACGAAGTTAATATCATAGAAGATAGTTTTAATATTAATGCGAGTGCAGATGTCAATGTTGTAGACCAAGGTGAAGATACACTAACTTTCTTACACAATTACATTGATAGTTTAGATACTGAACTAGACAAAGGTCGTATGAAAGATATTACAAAAGAATTTTATAATGAGGTAAATGATAATTAATGGTTATATTTCATAAGATAACTTGGCGAAACTTTTTAAGTACAGGTAATACACCGATAGAAATAAATTTAAGAGAAAGTCCTACTACTCTTATCATAGGTAAAAACGGTTCAGGTAAGTCAACTATATTAGACGCCTTATGTTTTGCCTTGTTCAACAAACCTTACAGAATTATTAAGAAAGACCAGATGATTAATACTATCAATAATGCAGATAGTATTGTTGAAGTTTATTTTAGTATAGGTCCTAAGGCATACAAAGTAAGACGAGGTATCAAACCTAACATATTTGAAATATACCAAGACGGCGAACTTCTAAATCAAAATGCAAGTGGTGTAGATTATCAGAAGTACCTAGAAACAAATATCTTAAAACTAAATTACAGGTCATTTTGTCAAGTCGTAATACTAGGTTCATCTTCTTATGAACCATTTATGAAGATGAGAGCAAGTTATAGGCGTGATGTTATTGAAGAGATATTAGATATCAAAGTCTTTGCAAGTATGAACTTGTTATTAAGAAGTAAACAACAAGAACTTACAAAAGATATTACTACATTGAGACATAGTGTAGACTTGATTGAGAACAAAGTTAATCTACAAGAACAACATTACAATGAACTATCTAAAAGAGATACAGACCAGATAGATGTAAAACAAAAAGATATTACAAAAGCACAAAACGATAAAAGAGATTATATGTTCAGAATAGAAAGTCTGAATAAAGAGATAGTGCAAAATCAATTACAGATAGCAGACAAAGTTAAAGTGTCAGAAAAGATGACACAACTACAAAAACTAGAAGCGAAGATAGACCAGAATTTAAAGACACATAAAAAGGCATTGAAGTTTTTTGAAGAGAATAAGAATTGTCCTACCTGTACACAGGATATCAAAGAAGAGTTTAGACAAGATAAGATAGATGAAGAACGAAGAGCAGTAGTTAAATTACAAGATGGTTACAAACAACTATTAAGTGAGATAACAAAACA